AGAGTTCCGAAAACGTTTGGTCGGTCATAGGTGATTGCCATGTTAATTCCTCATTGTGTGCTTGTTTATATCCCTTCCCCAATAAATGCTCTATTCAAGAAGGATTATGACTCGGATAACTGCGTTTGGATCGAGAATAAGTCCTGGTGTAGCAGGGTCAAGATCACAAATGACCCTTACATTGCCACATACAAGCCCGTTCCATGCTGCGGGTTCATCTATCGCTACACCGCCAGACTCAGCAGCCGATGTAGTGGTGATTGAGAAGTGCAATGAGTTCTTTGAAGTCGCAGTTCCTTTGTTTGAACCAGGTGATACCTCAAGCAAAGCAACTTGACCCGATCCTGCACCTGTGTAATTCAATTTGCCTATCATGTCAAAATAAGGGATTTCAGCCCCCGCCCCATCCTCAATGTCCATCAAGAGTTGAAAGCGTCCATGATTGCCAGAACCAAGTGCTAATTGCGAATCGGAGGCATCAATGACAACTTTTGACACTTTGCCGTTCATACGAACCTGCTTTGATTCGCCACCTGTCAATTCGATAACGTGGCGATTTACACGGCAACGACTCAAATAGAAGTCGCCATCGGTAAGTGATTCACGATTTCCAGTCATTCAAAACACCTATGCCGACAAAAGTTCAATCAGATCTGCCTTCTTCATGGTGTTCTTGGTTTTGTGTCCACGTTCTTTTGCCAAAGCCATAAGTTGCGCCCTTGTCATTGAATCGTAATCAACATCGCTGGATTCCTCAGCCTCAGCCTCAACAACGGGTTCTTCCACGATCTCTTCAACCACCGTAGGTTCGATGGCTTCTTTCATGGCTTCCGTCTTTGAGGGTGCATCGTCAATGATTTTCCACATGGTTGAGCCGTTATCCACAAGTGAACGGAAAACAGGGGTTGCTGAATCGTCCATCTCTTGAATCTCGCCATGACCAAAGCCAACGACTTTGTTTCCAAGGCGGAACTCGGTGTAGGAACGTGCGCCCACGTATTGCACCTTAATTCCCATCAGGGAACACCTCAACGATATAGAAGAGTCGCTCGAACAACGTCGCCATCGCCAACACCAGCCGAGCCACCGCCCGTAAAGGTGATGGTTGCGCCTGAGATTGAAGGGGATGCAGGGACACGTGCGCCAGCCGTAAGGTTGGTGAGTCCAAGAATCGAAAGAACCGCAGCACCAGAAACGCCAGTAATAGCGGTTGCTGCGGTATCTGCAAGGTCAAAGACTGTTGCGAGTTCTCCTTGATCGAGAGTCAAGTCAATAACCATCATTGAGGTTGCGCCAATGGCTGCGTTAGATCCAATTGGACTTTGCAGCCAGTCTGTGTTCGATTGGTCTTGCACACCAGCCCAGATTGGGTGGTCTGCAACAACTGTGCAACTTGCGGGGGTAAGGTTCGTATTTGCCATTTCATCATCTCCATTTCATTTTTTTCATTTTGCTCATGCGCTCAAATCACGGATTTTGCCGTGTGCGCCATAGAAGAGTTGCCATAGTTCACCCATTGTGTGGAACAAACCGACTTGACCAAGACGGTTAATGCCGAATGGATCGCCCGTTTCAATACCTGACTCATGGTAAAGAGTCGGCTTTGCGGTGCAGAAATACATGTAGTCGGTGTCCAGCATGTAAATACGGGACAAGCCGCCAGCAGGTGCGTGAACGTCCTTTGCAGGGATGATTGGAACTCCGTTGTAGGTAGCGACGACGAAACCGCCCTCCATACCAGGGATTCCTTGAACACCGTTCACGGATGGTGAAACACGCTTCATCTCGGTGAAACGTTGTTGAGGCTGCAAGAGTTGTTGGATCTTCTCGATGGTGTCATATCCTGTGAGGATAACCTTCGGCTGACCACCACGTTCCCAAACTTCACGGAACATTCCGTCAAGGGTGTTGAGGGTAAGTGGGCGTTCAGCACCACCAGTTCCAGCAGAAACGTTGGCATCGAACCAAGCACGTGTGCCTGAGCCTGTGTTTCTGGTGATGGAATACATGTTGTGCTTGTCAAGTGCCGAGATGTCGGCAAAGGAAGCAAGTTCAATCTTGGATGAGGACAAAGCACGATCAATGGATTCGAAAGTGTTTCCAGCAGCCGTGTCCACGTCTTTCAAGAGCATTTTGTTGATGCTCTCAGCGTGGGACTTGGACATTTCCATTTTGATAACTGCTCTTGCATCACCGAGTCCATCATCCTTGTCTGCAAGGAACATGGCGGTTTCGCTGAGGTCAAACTTGGAAGCAACCGTCTTAGGCTTCGTGGAAACCTCTTCGAAGGTTGGCTTGGTGGAGTCTGGTAGCGTTCCGTTCTCAGGAAGTCCGACGGCATCATCGGGCTTGCCAGAAACGACACGCCATCCCGACTTCTCCCAAGGTTTCTTTGGAAGGATTGAGAATGCGTTGAACTCTTGGTTGAGTTGCGACCAAACCTTGCGTCCGAAGATCGCTTGGTAAGTTCCAGATGTTGAGGACATCAAAGGTGAATCGGCTTTCAACAGGTCTGTTCCTGAGTAAGCCCATGCGTTTGTTCCTGCGCCAGCCCCATAATAGAGGCGTTCCATATCTTCAATTGTTCGAATGTAGCCTTGCGTCATTTTCTTCATCTCCATGTAGTATTATTTCATTCGCCTCGCAATGCACGTTGAGCAAGTGCTTCTGCTGCTCTCCAACCATCAAGATCGTTGCCCATCTGGGCGAACTCATCATGTGTTGGGACACGAATGGAGGTGGAAGGAGTCGAAGGTGCAACTTCGCTCTTTTGTAGGGATGCGTTCTCGGACTTGAGCATAGCAATCTCTTCACGTAGGGAGTTCAGTTGGACTCCAACATCGTTTTGCTTGCGAACTTCAAGAGCATGAGCCGTTTCAGCCTCATAGCGGTCTTGCCATTCTTTCTCAACCAATCCCTTAACTGCTTCTTCATCACGGAGAGCAGCGTAGGTGCGGTAGCCCTTCTCCAACATCTCAGGAGTCAAGGACTTCACAACGTTTTGGTTGCCAGAAGGTGCGTTCATGTTCATGTTTGGAACACTTGGGGCTTTGATGACGTATTGGTTGCCACCAGGACTTGGAAGGGATGGGTATGCTGGCTCGGAAGCATCTTCGCCAGAACCGACTTCATCACCTTGTCCACGATGGGAATAGCCACCACGACCTTGTTCGAGAAGGTAAGCCTTCTCCAAGCCGAAGTGATCACGAAGTCCGTTCAAATCAACGCCTGATTCATGAGCGAACTTTTCAAGGGTGGTAATGTAATCAAGGGCGGCTTCTTCTTCGCCTTTCATCATGCCCTTATCCTCTTTCATTTCCTTGTAGGATTTGTCCTCTTTGTAGGATTTGTCCTCTTTGGTTTCTTCTTTTTCGCTCAGTTCTTTGAGAACTTCGTTCAAGCCAGCCTTAATTTCGTTCAAAACTTCTGTGTTGCTCATGTTATCATCTTCCATTTTCAGTATTGTGTAGGTTGATTCAGGGTTGATACCTTTCTTGCATAGCGTGATTTCATGCAATTCAAGATCGGTAATCTCTCGATGGTTTCCAAGTTCTGGTGTCGTCTTGCTAACACGAAACAGGGCTTGACCGCCAATCGAAAACGCTCGCAAATCGCCATTGCGGATTTGCTTTTGCACTTCACGTGCTTTTTGAATGTCGTTGCGGATTTTGCATACGACGAATAGACCGTGATCATCCACTTCGGATTTCCACACACGACCTTGAGAATCGGTGTGGTCTGCAACAACTTCACCGACTTGAATACCTGAATGAGCCAACTGAACATTGCGGAATGCTTTGTTGCCCATGAATTGTGAGAATGCCTTCTTTAATGCGGAGGTTGGGATTCGATCTCCTTGCTTATCCACCATATCAACGGAGGCATAGCCAGCGACATAGAGTTCACCCTCACTTCCAACAGACTTCAACAGGAAGTCCGAACCTTCGGCATTCCATGATGCCGTTTGAAGGTCGAGAGTGGTCGCCATTGACCTACCGATTTTGTGTAATCCTATATGAAGGGATATGGTCAAATCTCTTCGGCTTCTGATCTATCATCGGGTTGAACTTCTTGCTCATCAGCCATCTCCTGTTGCGTTTTCAATGGCATACGAAGGGTTGCTTGACCATTTTCAATGTCAATTGTGGCTTCTTCACCAGTTGGCTCATCTTTTACACGGAGATGTTTCATTGGGATTTCTTCAACCTCTTCACCTTCTTTGGGATCGTAAAACGTAGTTCCACTATCTTCAATCAGTTCCGTTGGTCCTCTTGGTGCGGTGATGTCGGCTTGCATTCCAGCCCATGCCCCACCATCAGGTGAAATGCGATTCATACGAGGGAACATGTTCTCTATAATGTCGTCGTCAATCGCTTCATTAACAGTCCACTTGCCCTCTTCTGTTCGCTCAAGCCCATATTCTCCTGAGAACATCTCAAGCATTTTTTTGTTGAGTCCTTTCACCTTTTCCAACAATTGCTCAGTTGTTTTTGCCGTATCATCTTCGGTGATGGCACGTCGAGCATGTTTCATGGTGTGAGCCACATTATCGCCTTCTTCATCCTCGCCAATAATGGATGGCGCACGTAGGATGGTTTCTTTTGCGATCTTCAATTTACGTGGTCGCTTTCGCTTTGGTGTTGAATGAATTGGGTTGAAGCCCCCTGCATCGCTTGAGGTAAATGCACCACCGCTTGAACCGCCCCCTGATGCTGCCGCACCTTCTTTCAATAGACTGATTGCGACTGGACTCCAAAGGGGCATATCACGGATTGCCTTTGACATGATGGACTCATTGCCTTCAAGCCCCTCAATATCAAAGCCCATCCCATCAAAAGAGCCTTTGACAATCACAGGGTCAAGAATGGAGGGATAACACAATTTGATTTTGTTTGGATAAACGACC